TATAGCTTTTGTAAGAGAACACGCAGAAGATATGGCTTCCAAAGATCCTGCTGTAAGAGGTATGGCAAAAGGAAGGATGATAGCAGGTAATGGTTTCTTATTATCAGGATTTTTGTTGGCACAAAACTTAAATGATCCTTTAGCAAAAGTTGCTATTACAGGTGGTTTGCCTGTTAATAAACAACAAAGAGAAAAACTATTGAAAACTGGATGGATGCCTTATGCTTTTAGGCTAAGAGCAACAGAAGAAGACATAGCAAAATATGGAGCAGAAGGAGCAGCATACGAAGTTATACCCCATCCTGAATATCCAGACGTAAGACTTGTAAGAGGAGCAGATGGAAAACTAGCTTATAGATACATTAGTTATAAAAGACTTGATCCATATTCAATGTTTTTAAGTTCAATGGCCGATACTGTAAGAATTACAGGTCTGATGGGAGAAGAACAACAATTAGAAAAAGATGGTTTATATCAAGTGCTTATGGCTGCTATGTATAACAATCTTGGAGATAAAGCTTTTACAAGATCAATAACAGAATTAGTAAGAGTTTTTAATAATGAATCTACATTAAATGGATTCTTGATGAATCGAATGGCAACATTAGCTGTACCTATGAGTGGTTTAGGTAGAAATGTAAAAATTGCAATAAATTCAGGATTATTTGATGAAGGGAAATCAGGAAATATACGAATGGATAAGAAGATACCTAAAGGACGATTTCTTGATGATGATGGACAACCAGATACTAATTTAGCTCCTTTTATTGTTTATCAAAGATTTCTTAATGAATTTGCAGCCAAGACATTTTGGGGTAATGCTGAAGCAAGACCTATGCAAGATCACATTACAGGTCAGTTTATAGAACTTCCTGTTGGCTTTGGAAAAGGAGAAATGAACCTTTTAACAAGCGGTTGGATGCCAAAAACAATGAGTAATAACGATATAGTCTTATCAACTTTAAATGCTATTGGTGGGTCGTATGAACCTCCAACAGATGTTTTGGTAAATAAAAATAAATTTAGTGATGGGATTTATTTAGACGGAAATGAACTTGCAGATTTAATAACTACAACTGCTTATATTCCTTTGTATTACAACGGAAAAACACAAAGAATGTATGACGCTATGAAGCAAGTTATAGAAAGTCCTTTTGGTCAGTTATCGTTACAGTTATTAAGTGATTATAGAGGATTAAAAGGAAAAGATATAAGTATGAAAGATAGAAGAGAAATGGCTAGAGCTACAGGTAATGACTGGTATATTACAGCAGATTTTAATGACAGAATGAGAGTTCGTCTAATAAATGGTGTAAGAGAAGACTTAGATAAAATATTAACTGAAATACATTCTTATTATAAAAAGAAAGCAAAAGAAGCATTTATTAAAGGAAAAAATTTGCCAGAGGGTGTACAAGGTTTAAGTGAACAAAAAAGAAAAATGTATGAAAAGATGAGAAAAGAAGCATTATTATGGGAAAATGGAAAGAATAAAACTAACACTTCCGAGTTACTTAAAGGTTTTAGAGACTATTAATTATGGCTACCAACAACACCAATACGTTTACTAATCACACAGGAAACGGAACTGAAGTTAATTTTGCTATTAGCTTTTCATACATATCTATTTTAGGAATAGATGTAACTGTAAATGAAGTCTTACAAACTATTAATACAGACTATTCAATTAATGGACAAACTTTAACTTTTACTAATGCACCTGCAAATGGAACTGCTATAAGGTTTCAAAGAAATACAGATATTAGTTTGCCAGTTGTTGACTTTCAAGATGGTTCAGTTCTTACAGAACTTGATCTCGATACAGGATTAAGACAAGTATTATTTGCACAGCAAGAAAATTCAGATGACGCAGCAGCAGGAATTGTACCAGACGGAAATGATCTAACAGCTAATAATAAAAGAATAAAACTTATTAATGATCCTGTAGATGCAAAAGATTCTGCAAACAAACAATATGTAGATGGTTTTGTAAAACGAGATGGGTCTTTACCTTTACAAGGAGATTTGAATTTAGCAGGAAATAAAATATCAGGATTGGGAAATGGGGTTGCTGCTACTGACGCAGCTACAAAAGGACAGTTAGATGCAGGTATTGCAAACGCAAATACAGCAATAGGACAAGCATCTGCTAGTGCTGCTGCTGCTGCTTCGTCTGCTACACAAGCTGCTGCAAGTGCCACTCAAGCTGCTGCGTCTGCGGTTACTGCAAATAACGCAGCAAGCACAGCAACGAATTTAGCAAGGACTTCAGTATTTGTAGGTTTTCAAAGATTAGAAAGCGGAATGTTACGAATGGTCTATAATCTAGCTAATGACCCCAACACAACTGTTTACAAAGCAAACGACTTCGTACAGAATGGGGCTAGTCATGCCTATTTTTTAGGCGAAGACGTACTTAGTAGCGTTGCCCCTAATGCTCCTAAATTCACACTTGCAATAAATTCTCCTGCAAACATAGCAGCAGGATTACAAGGACATCTCGTACTCGACATTTAACTATGGCACAAATTGATTTAGGTAAACTCAAGTTTAATTGGAGAGGAACTTGGGCTACAAATACTGCTTACGACATAGATGACGTTGTAGAGTTTAATGGTTCTTCATTTGTTGTTGTAGGAAGTGTAGCAAGTAGTAATACAACAAATCCAAAAGATAGCAGTCTGTTTGAATTTATGACAGTAGGTCTCAACATGAGAGGTACTTTTAGTTCAACAGAAACTTATCAAAAAGGAGATTTAGTTAATTATAATAATGCGGTATATCTATTAACCTCCATAGGAGGATATAGACAAGCAAATGTTGCAGGTACACCTGCTCCTGATGCTAGTTCTCTCTGGGCGATATTTACTCCTGCTCCTAGTGCATCTGTATTAAATGCGTCAGGAGGAATGATATTTAAAGATAATGATGATACAACTAATGTTCAATTACCTATTGGTGCGGTAGGTTCTCAATTAAGTGTTATAGAAAAACCTTTAGAAGATATACCAAATGAAGGTAACTATGAATACAATCCAGTACTTATTGGTGGAACTAGAAAGGCATGGTTAACAGATGACCAAAGAGAAACTTACGAAGCTGTTAGTTATACAGTTACAGTCGCAGCAGTAAACAACGTAAATCAGTTTCATCTTAGCGGAGGTAGTATTTCTGGAACTCAAGAAAGACCTTCAATTCCTATAAAAATTGGTTCTCAATATACGTTTGATGTTAGTGATTCTTCCAATACAGGCCACATCTTTGCTTTTAAATATTGGACAGGTACAGCGTATTCTTTTGTAAATGTTACTGGATATAGTGAAGCTGATTTTGGAATTGTTAGAAATGGTACAGCAGGTCAAGCAGGTGCAAATATTGTATTCACTCCAAAACCTCCTGCTCTATTTATTCTTAGATACGCTTGCTCTGTTCATTCAACAATGTCTGAAGGAGTTATTAATACTAATCATGGAACAGCAAAACCAAAAATATATCAACATGACAGACAATCTTCGGCTCTTGCTATTACAAAAGGAAAATCATACTCCTTTACTTTTCCTACTAACGGTTTAACTTATTCTATTAAAGATCCTGCTGCAAGTGGATATAGCGGTGTAGGAAGCGGTGGAAGAATAACAGACGGTAGTGCTGCACCTCAATTTGTGACTAACGGAGGAACGATAACTTATACACCCCCTGCAAATAGTACATTAAGTAGCGTTATTATTCGTGATGAAGCAAACCAAGCAGACACTATAAGTTTAAGCTTAAAAGATTTAAAGCTAGTACCTTCTTGGTCTGGTACTACTACATATAAAAAACATATTGTTCAGCAGCCTTATAATGTACCAAAGGATTTAGCAAAAGGATTCTGTCATTGGCCTAACGCAACAATAAATAACTATACAGAAAGTCTATGGCCTTTACCTGCATACTTAAAGAAAAGCGGTAGAGGATTTCAATATGGCTGTTGCACAGCAGGTTATAGAAGGCAAGGTGCAATAGGAGAAAGACAATATTTTGAATTTGGTAATCACTATCATACAAGTGGTTATGATTACACTTATGGTAGTGGCTATGGTGTTTATGGTCAAAGTGCATACAATGGTTCACACCATTATCCTGCTAGTGGTTGTAATAGAACTCCTAAATTCTGGGAAGAAGCACTTGCAGGACACCCAGACTATGCACATTTATTAACCGATCTAAATGGTAATGTTCTTGACTTGTATGACGATAATGGAAAGTTAAAACATAATTGGCCTAGGTTAATGCAAATGCACAAATCAGGTAGGCATGGCTACCAGTTGTTTGAAAATGGCATGGTCTTGGCAGCAGGTTACGCAGGTTATGGAATATGGGGTAATGGTTCTACTTGGGATTTAAACGCAGCAGCTATGGGTGTTGTATTTTTTGATGACTCAGGAGCGAGATTATCAGGAGCAAACCACCCTAAAATTAAATTTATTTCTTTCTCTGCTGCACAAAACTTTAATGGAGATAACGATAGTTATTACTCCGTTAGAATGTTAGATACAAACGGAAAGCTATATACATGGGGTTATAACGGATATGGACAACTAGGAGATAACAGCACAAGTAATGATTACTACGCAAAGCAAATGCCTATGAGTAGAGTAGGTAATGAAAAAATTATTTATATATGTGATAGTGGTTATTATTATACTTCTGTTTATGCAATAACAGAGTCAGGTAAGCTATGGTCTTGGGGTAGAAATGGTAATGGTCAACTTGGTATAGGTAACACTACAGATCAAACAACACCACAAGAGATGACAGCAGTATCGGGTTCTCCTATTGAAAATAAAAAAGTTGTTCATGTTATAGCTAACCAAGATGGAGATGACGAAGGTAAAGTCTGGATATTAACTGACGAAGGTAAAGTTTATTTTGCAGGTTATCATGGTCACGCTTATGGAGCGAGTGGTGGAGTTTATGAAAGTAGTCCAAATAGAAAAGAAATTCCAGTAATACTTACTAACTCAGGCACTATGTGGAATAGTAATAATCAGAAAGTAGTATATATGGCTTGTACTAACAACAGATATTCAACTTTATACTTTATTACTGATGGAGGAACTACTGGCTATAACCAGAAAGTATATGCTACTGGTTACAACTCCTATGGACAACAAGGAACTGGTAGAACTACAAGTGCCAACAACAACAGTACAGATTGGTTTGGAGCAGAAATACAGTTTAGAGATTTTGGCGATCCAAGTTTAAATACAAATGGTTCTAATAATAGTAGGCCAAATGAAGTAACTGGAACTTTACATTCATTCAGAGATGATCCATCACACGCAAACTATAGAAAATTAAGAATAGGAACTATTGTAAAAATCCACGCTAGAGGTGGAGATGGAGAAGATGCAAACAGAGTTGTATTAGAAGATGATGAAGGAAGGCTATTTATTGCAGGTTACTGGAACTATGTAACTACTCCATACCTTGAAGCTGATGGGAATAATGATACCTTTGTATATAATAATGAGTGGGTAGATTATTTTGTACCTTGGTGGGGAACTCCTGAAACTATAATTGAAGGTGGATTTACTCATGCTCACTCAGGTAGTGGCGAAACTTGTAGTTCTATTCTTACTAAGTCAGGAGAATGGTACAGACATGGGGATAACTCATGGTACATGAACGGAGATTATCATAGTAGTAACCAAGCTTGGGTAAAATCCAACTGGAATCAATTTACAGGAGATTAAACTAATGGCTCAATTTAAAGCATCTGACTATTCAGAATTTTATCGTTTAACTTTTACAGGTAAACAGGAATCATGGGGTTGTGGTATGAGAGAAACCACAAATGATGCTAGTAAATTAAAGAAGTGGATGAAGATAGGAACTGTTGTTGTAGCAGAAACAGGCTTTGACCCAAAATTATTAGTTAACGATACTATTACTTTGACTAAAATAACTGGTGCTGAAAAGTTAGCAGCAGCAAAGAAAGAGATTAACTGGGATTCATAGATGGCAAAATTGACATTAAGTCAAATGCGGACTCTAAAAAAACATTCAGAGCATCATTCTAAAAAACACATGGATATGATGAAAAAAGAAATGCGTAATGGCAAGTCATTTAAACAAGCACACACATTAGCACAGAAACAAGTTGGTAAATAATTGGATTATCCAGAGTATTATTTACCTGACACGAATAATATCCTTAATCCACCTAAAACAATTTTTTATCCCCCTGTAGTGGAAGAACCTTATTTAGATCCTTTGCTCCTTCCAAGTCTGGAACAGGTAGAGTCGGGTTTGGGAGGTCAGGAATCTTCTGCTGAAGAAGAAAAAGCATCTTCAAAGGAGGGAGAGTTAGAAGTAAAACCAGAGACAATACCGACAAACCTGCCAAACACCAAAGAAATTTTATCAACTGAAGAACCTGTAGCTACTTTTAATATACCTTTATTCGGGGAAATGCCTATACCTGCTCCTGAAGTTATAGCTTCTAGTGTTATAGCAGCAGGTACAGCTAGTGTTGTAAGTGTTGCAGGTGGTATTGCTATGCAAGCTGTAGTAGGGCAAATAAAAAAGATATTTAAGAAGATATTTACTAAGGTGTTAAAAAAAGAAGTGGCTAATGTAAAAGAAAAGATGGCAAGTAAAGATAAATAAGCGTTACTCGCCTTTAAATTTTTCTGAATTAGCTCGAACATACGCTCTAATATTTATTACATCCGCACAAAGGTAAGCATACTCTGATTTAGGATTCAGCATATAGCCACTAGCATGAAGCTGTGAACACTTCAGAATACGAACAAGATTCTTATCGTATATGTTTTTATTTAATTCTTCTTGAGCTAGTTTTAATTTTACTTTTGATAGTTCGTTACAAGTTTTATTATCCCCTAGAGGTATCATAAAACTCATCTGCACTCCCCAACCTTCGTTTATAGAATAAGTGTCCTCTCCTTGTGCATCATTTCCTGTATAAAAAGGAGTTACAGCCATAGTTGGTTGACTACAAACTAAGTTTCCAAACTGCTGTTTACCTGTCATTCCATTATTAATATTCATATTCTGGTTGATAATACTGGAATTACCAACAGCATTTGGTTGAGCCTGTACGTTTGTATCGCCTTCAGCCCTGACTAAATTACTGGCTAAACACAGACAAGCTAGTGATAACGCTTGTAGTCGTAATCGTATCATTCTGTGTAATTTCTTCTATTTTAGTTCCTGATGCTCTGGTAGTTATAGATAACGACCAATCATCTGTGGCAGTTTTAGGAGTAAAAACTGCATCTGAATGAGCTATGCCACCACTAGAAGCACTTGTAACTTCTATGTTTGATGCTTCCCAAGTATTTAAAGAAGACCCATATTTCTGAGTAACTATGCTGCGAGTTATAGTCTGAGTAGTATTTTCAGTTCTATTGCTAGAGCCAGTACTCCAAGTTGGTACTCCGTTTGCGTAACAAGGTGCAACTAAAAACAAACCGAGTAGTAATAGTTTCTTCATTTAATACCAACATTGTTGTTCTTATTATCCACTATAACTGATTTCTTATTGTTGCCATTCTTACCTTTTACA